GAAAATAATCTGTTTTCTTGTCTTGCCAGCATACGGACCTTTACTTGCGGTTTTATTAAAATCACCTGATTTTAAATTAGCCATTTTTTAATCCTTATCCTTTAACATTTTTTGTAATTCTGCTGTGCTACCCACGAATAGAGCATTAGTAACGTTTTTAGGAGATGATTTTGTTTCTTTTGTTATATCTTTTATCTGCTTATGGACATTTAACAAATTTTGATTTTGTTCACCGACAGTTTTTATTAATTGTCCCAAAACTTCATACATTCTAGCATTACCGCTATCTTTAGCTTCTTGCATCAATTCACTGATAGCATCTTGACCTCTTTCAATAATATTATAAATATTTTCTCTAGCATATTTGTAGTCATTTTCCACATCTTCTTCATTTGATTCGACTTTCACTTTTTCAACAACATTTGAACTGTATCTGATTTCACTTGATATGTCAAGTAAATCATCTAATTTTTCAGAAAATTCTTTCATTTTTCCTCATACCAATTACCATTAATATTTTTGCAATAATCACTTGCATTTTTTAATTCTTCACCTAATTCATTATTTCTTAATTTTGTTATAAAATACTCTTGCGGAACTTTTTTTCTCAAGTGATCTATTGAACACCCACAATGCAATGCAACTTTTTGACCATTCCATTTTTTATCATTAACATATTTTTTATCATAAACTTCTGTCAAACTTTTCATACAACTAATCATGCCATATTGTATAATAGTTGATTTCCACGGATCAATTTGTTCTTTCTCCTTTATAGTACAAGAAGATAAAAATAATAACACTAAAATAAAATATTTCATGATTCATACTCATCTGTGTCAGCATCATATAATACTGGAGGATTAAAAATTGTTAAGGTCTTGTCGACCAATTCTTTACTGTTTTCTGTCTGGGGTTCAATGGTAATATCTGATATTACATTTCTATGACTTAAATTATCATTACTAGTTTCAAAAAGAAAATAATCATCATTTTCTAATTTGATTCTTTCATTCGCATAATTAGTTGAACTTTCCAACTCCAAATAATCTAAATTAAACTCACCCTGATTATTAATGTCTAAATCTCTGAATGCTATAGAAATGGATTTTATTATTTTATCAGATGATTTTATATTAGGATATATGAAACCTTTTAAAGTAAAATCTAAAGTCCAAACTATTGCTCTCCTTTGAGTAAAATCACCTATATACTCATCTTCTACTGATGCGGAATTTAAAATAATTGGAACATCTAATTTAATACCCATTTCCGTAAGAATATTTACACTGACTGTAAATTCTGGAGTAAAAAAAGGTAAAATCTGTTCTAATATTTGTGTACCATCTTCAGCATTTTCAACAAATAAAAACAAACTAAAATCAAATGTATATGGATTTGGATTATATAACGATTTAAGTATTCTGTTACCATCATCAAAACTTTTTCTGAATTGTCTGCCAATAGGATTTAATTTTCTCTCTGGATCATAATTAATATTGGTCATTTCAAAACCAATTCTAGGTAACTTAATCGATATTTGACGATCTAAGTTTGGATCAGATTGTAATCTGTTTAAAAACTTCTGCTTAGGTCCATAAGCGACTGGAACTTTAATGGTAGATACAATATTTCCACTAGAATTTTTTTTCTGAATGCTAATATCATTGAATAATGTGCCAAAAACAGCTACATATTTTCTAATGGTTTGATGGTAGAAAGTTTGTCCTAACATTTTACTCCAAAATTTTTTAATATTTGTAATATTTAGTTTTATAAATAGTTACATGGCAACATCAATCAAAACTCAAGGACAAAATTTAACTCTTTATCAAGGCTCAACATTTGAAAAAACATTTGTAACTAAAAATGCAAATAGTCAAAATGTGAGCATCAGTACAGGTTCTTGTTTTTCTCAGATGAGAAAAAATTATACCACAACCAACACATCTCTAATATTAACATTCACAACTTCCATCTCAGGAAGTAATGTGACAATATCCGCTTCAGCAACTGATACGGCAAATATACCCTCAGGTCTTTATGTATATGATGTAGAATATTTGCAATCTGACGGTATCACGAAAGAAAGAATTGTTGATGGTATGATAACTGTTATACCAGAAGCAACTAAAATTTAGTAATTACTTTCTGAAAAAGGATTTGTTTCCGAAAAGTCTATAATTCCATCAGCTTCTGTTTCAATTGTCACATTATCTGCCGTAGAATCATTGACAAATACTTGTGTATTTGGAGTTGTAGATATCGTGTATTCTGCTCCGCTTGTTTGACCTATTACATTTTGTGAAACCGAGAAAGTTCCCACAATATCAGTAATTTTTAATACACTGTCAATTGAATTCCAACTCAAAACTTTTGCGGTTGTATTAGATGTTTCAAAATTATCACCAACATATATGTATTCATTATTTTGATACTCACCTGATCCAGTATTACCATCTAAAATTACTTCAATTGAGTATGAATATTTTTCTTCGATGACATCAATATCATCAATACCAGTATCGATTGATTGATCATCATATTGAAATAATTCACATGTTAAATCATAGATAGGAAGTTTTCCAAATTGATAGAACATGGATTCATGTTCTACAAACCTTATTTCATAAAGTTTTTTATTTAATGGAAAAAATATTAAATCGCCTTCTTTAGGTCTGACATAATCTAGAATTTCTAAATTATCCCATCTTCTTCTAGCAACAGAAAATGTTACTTGATCTCTAATCTCTAATCCAAATCTAGAAATAAAATCACCTTCGCCCTCAAAACCATCAACTGATTTAACATACATCTCAATTAAATAAGCATTTGAAAATTCAGATATAGTATCTTCCAGATATAATAAATCTAGATTAACTAATGTTCTAGGCAAGTAATATACATCAATTCCAAAATTTTTAATAGATTCAATTATCAAATCTTGATGTAAATTTTGCTCTGGTGCGTTTTGAAAGTGATTGAAATATGGATTTGTTGCCATTAACCTGGTCCTACCATAAAGTCAATAGGTAATTGAAATCTATTTTGAACTTGCTCTTCAATTTCTCTTATTTCATTTATGGCATCATCATAAAGTTGTCTACCGTCAAGGGTAACACCTCCCGGTAATGAAACTCCTTGATATTTGATCAAATTTGATCCCCATTGTTTTTTGAATAATGCTGTGACATATCTTTTTAAAAACATATCATTATATACATCTGCAAATTTTGTCGGATCAATAATTCTAAATGCTTCTACAACAATAAACTCACCAATTTCAATATCAGAATTCCAATCTAGATCAAGATACAATCTATTTTGTAATCTATTAAATCTAATAGGCTTCTTACCCACAAAAATATCATTCAATAATTGAATATGTTGCATTGACATTTTATAGTTAATAATTGAACCAGCCGTCAAATATGGCATTTCATTTAAATGAAATTGATATCTGAATGAAAACATGTCACTTGATGTTTGTGATCCACTCGTATCTTGAATATCAAAAATAGACAATACTCCAACTATAGCATCAGATAACCCTATATACTTATTGTCAACATCTCCAAAAGTTACTATGTCTCCACTTGATGGAGTAACAATAGTACTACCAGATTTTGATCCAGTAATCGTTTCACCATTGGTAAAACTAGAAGCTGTATTATTATTTGAAATACCTTTTGAATCTTTATGGTCTTTGAAAGTTATGATACTGCTATTTGAAGAAACAACTAACGCAGTCGCATTAGATGTTGATCCAGTTATAGTTTCATTGTTTTCTAATGTTCCATTAGAAGAATCTATTAATAATGTTGAACCTGTTATCTGATGTTTATGGTAAATTTTTTCAGTCGCATCAAAATGATATTCTTGAAAATACTGTAACGCCTCGTCTAGTCTGTCCTCTAATTGATCGTCATCAACATTTATTTCTATTACAGGTTTACCTAAATTCCTTAATGCGTATTCTTTAAGTTCTGATCTGGTAGTTGGTCGAGACATGTTTTACCTATGTTTTACATTAAACGGTTGGAATGTTTGCGGCAGCAATAGTTAACTCAAGACCATTTAATAATGATCCTCCAGAATCATAAACTGGTAATCTACAATCTACACCATCACACTCAATTTGCCCTAATACTTTTAAATCCTGATCAATTTCAGTATCTCCTGTATTTAATACACCATTTATCTCAACATCTTCATCAACAGTTAATGCCGCCAATTTTGTACCGCCAAAAATTTCAAGTGATACAGAATCTATTTTATTTACACCTGTTATATCACCTGTCATATTAATATCTATAACATTCACCGTATCTGCCGTTAATGCATAACCTGTTAAATCAATATCACCTACAATTGTTATTTCTCCATCTATACTAACAGTTCCGACCATATCAATAGTTGCAGGATTTGCAGAAGTTCCTATGAAGGTATCTGCCAGTGTTGTTGTTGTTGAAACTTGTAAAACTTCAGCGTTGACCAACGGAGTATTTAAACTATCTGCTGAAATTCCCTCATATATAACGTCTCCAGCAGTAACAGAACCCGTAATGAAAACATCTTGACCAAAAAAAGAAGTTTCTAATACACGCAACTGATTAGTTATGGTAGTATTACCTGTTATATAAACATTTCCTTCATATTTTGTTCCAGGGCCGGTTATTTGAATAGTTCCATTACCAAGAGTATTTGTTTGATTACCTGTTGTGATTATAAAAGTATTACTTTCAAATTCCTGATTAGTTCCTATTTTTCCATTCGCACTCAAAAATCCTCTCAAATGCAAATCATCACTACCCACAATATCACCGTCCTGTATAGTTAAAGTGCCTTTTTTGATTACCACATTATTACCCACAGTCAGATCACCTGCAAAATAAGAATTTGCCTGAGCATTAGCAACTGTCAAATATCCTTCTGTGATAGTTAATAAATTTTTCAATCTCATGTCATCACTACCTAAAATGTCTCCTTCTGAAACATTTAGGTTTCCTTTAACCGTAGCATCATATTCTACAAATATATTATTCGCAAA